ACAATGTTTGTTAAAGTGGCAGGAAGCTGATAGGTAGCTTGTCCGTTATAAAGGCTTACCATTTGTCGTTTGCGCATCCAGGGAGTGGGAATGTTTCCCATCCAAGCGCTTAAGGTAAGATTTGAAGAAAAAATCGCCTCTTCTGCATAAGCTTGAGAGATTCTGTTTGCTTCTATGCCTATGCGAGCAAAGATTTCCCGAACAAATTTATCAATTTGAGTGGTGATACCAAAAGTGTTTGAATTGCTTGTTGCCATTCACTATCTAGACCTTCCTGAGCCTCGATGATGAAAACTCTTAAGAGTGGCCGCTAGATGCGCTTGACGTGCAATTTTAGGATTAGAGCTGTGCTCTGCTCTTTTAAGCTTCTTTAAAGGAATTTTTTGCCCTTGCGGAACACCTAATGCTTCATGAAGTTTTCCCTTGCTAGATGGAGGTAAAGCTTTTTGAATCCATTTTTCTTTTGCCATTACTTAATTCCCTGTTGCAAGAACGTGAAAATCAAAGAATTGGCAGTAAGAGGATCTGTTTCTGCAATGGAAAGCCACAAAGACGCAATTGGGAAATCCAATTTAGTAATCTGATTATCGGTAGCGGCTGTCATGCTAGTTGCCACCGCAAATGCAGGTATTTCCCCACCAATAAAAGGTACAAAGTTGCCGCTATTAGCGCCTGGATAAGAGGGCTTATTTAAGCTTTGATAAGCTGTGTACTGAATTGATGAACCAGTTAAAACTTGCACAGAACACGATGCATACCATGCACGGCGATCATAATCAGGAAAAATGTATGTGGTAATTCCTGTTGTTCCAAGGCCAGCGCTAACGTTTGTGACGGCACCATCTACAGAAATACTGTCTACTCTTTTAAAAATAACAGTTGTTTCTACATTGTCATTGTTGGGTCCAGTAACCGTGTCTGAGATCGGTTGATTCAAAGAGCCAGTAGGGTTTCCATTAGCATCAACAGCAGAACCTAATCCAGTAACTGTAAAATTAACTCCCGATAAATCATCGGGGCTGGTGATAAGCAAAGTGCGCGCCACATTATTAGGATTAGCGCCACCCATATAATATGGACCCTTAGGCATCGTTTGGGGTGCCACAGGATAGGCTAATGCATTTTGAGGACCCACATTTGTCGTAATAGTTAGGTTACCGGCTCCCCCTAAATCTTGCAGGGGAGCGATAACATCATTATTTCCGACAGCGGGCTGCCATAAAATTATGGTTGCTAAACTCATTATGCAGGTGTCCCTGTATAATATTGTTTTATACCAACCTGATCATCAATCGTAATTGAGCTACGTGTTTGAAGATCTGTGCTTGAAGAACCGCCAGCTGGTAACTGAGCATCAGCTTGCTGATCAACAAAGGCATCAAACCCATCAACAAACGCACCAAAATGCAACTGTTTTAATCCATTAGCCGGTGTAGAGGGCTCATAAGTACCTCGAACATCACCTGTATAAGCGGTAGCTGTTCTTTCATCTGCTGGAGTAAATACACCTAATGGCGTAGCAAAATCAGCTTTTGCCATATTATTAGGGAAGATAATCCAGTTAAATGTAGAAGTATCTAAGTTAGCTAAAACGTTTGCGTTAGTTTTTGATTGAACAGTAAAGCTTGTTCCTGCCACAATTGCTGTGACATCTAGCCAAGTTCCTTGAGTGCCGGCTGGTGTATTGTAGCACATCAAAATAACACTATTTGCTGCAACACCCGCAGTTGTGATAGTTGCGGTTCCAGCAGCAAGCGTACCTGTTCCTTGAGTCAGGCCTTGAACATTTGAAAGAATTGTCCAATTAACGGTAGACGTGTCTAGTGCACTTGATGAATTAATAACAAAACCAACAGGACCCAAATTAGGATTTGCATTAATGGTTGCAGTCGGAACTGAAAGAACACCTGGGGTTCCAGCAATTGTTGCATAGCTTACCAATATTACACTTGTAGCTGTAATATCTTTTGTGCTTACAAATACTGATCCAGCTGTCATGTTAGCACTTGTACCGCTTACCCAATCTTGCGGCATAATTGCCCATTCAGCACTAGAGGTTTCTGTTGCCGCTGTTGAAGTTATAGTAAAGCTAATCTGAGGATTAATTCTGCTAATAGACCATGGTCCATGAGCCGTACCAAAAGTACTTACATTAGTGTGAATAATGCTATTAGCACTCACATTAGTAGATGCAACAGTTAAAACACCGGCAATCATTGTTCTTACGCCAGCAATTGCACCTTTATTGGTAGTGTCACCAGAAACATAAGGCGGGTTAATAACTACCCAATTTACATATGAATCATCAGCTGCTTCAGAAGAGGTGATTATAAAAGAAGTATTGTCGGTAATGTTTGCTGTGCCGGTCGATAAAATACCCTGAGTTCCCACTACATTTGTGCAAGAAACCTGAATATTGCTTCCTTTAGTAACCGCTTCCGTGTTAACGGTTACGGTACCGTTATTTAACAGGGCAAAGCCCCCATAAGGAGCGGAAGTTGGATCTTCTTCAGAAGTAGACATATCTGATGCATCACCCCAATTAATAAAGGAAATATCACCTACTGAATTGAGTTTGTAAGGCAATCCAAATGTATCCGTTGTTTGCAGCTGAATAGTAGCAGCACCGCTTGCTCCATTAGAATAAGCGCCAGTGATTGTGTAAAAAGCTTTTAAGAAGCTGTAATCACCTTGAGCGTTAGCTACAACCGATGCTTGCAATGGAACACCGTAGTAATCCGTTCCAAATACTGTAAACGTAACGTTGGCACCAATGTTGTTTGTCAAAACAGACAACTGAGGAACACGTGGCCAATCGCACTGAATAATAACGTTTCCGTTACCGCCAATTGCAGAAGATGTCACATACCCATCAGCTGATAGAGTCAAATACCCTGCTCCTGTAACTGTAACAGGCGCACTGTAGCCGACAATGTTTCCAGCACCACTTGGTCCTCTAGGGATAATGTTGTATGTCCCTATTGATGATAAAAGAAGTCCTTGTCCCCACTGTTGATAAGAATAGGGAGTAAGACGAGAGTTTGGACCAGTTCCAGATACAATGGTACGTGTAAGCACAGGGCCTACACGTAAACCATCATCAAATTCCGTGCCCAAAGGAAAATTTGAATTTGTTAAATATGCATTAAATGCCATTTTAATTTCTCCTTATTGAGCAGATGAACCTTGAACACCAAACACAGCGCGCCAGTTAGAACATCCAAAACTGTAACGTTCAACCGCCCGGATTGTGGTGTTGTCCGTTAAGGGGTCCATAATAAAGTCTATATCCAGGTTACTTCTTTGATACATTTTAAACCCTTGAGTTTCTGATGTAGTGATAAACCAGTTATAGGGATTGGTCAGGAATGGGTTGACAATCATGCCACCTGGTAAATACTTACCATGAGAAATCGCATTGATGTCGTTGTTGCCAGTTCCTGTTCTAAACGCAGAATTTAAAATGCGACTTGCTTGGAATTGCAAACGAGAAGGCACTAATAATGACTGCGGATCCAGGTTGATGTTCAAACCAGCTTGGTTTAACCACTGTTTGATAATAGTAATCGCTTCTTCAATCGCTGATTCTGTTAAGCCAACCTGGTTCTCAAATGTGTTAGCCAATGTACCTGTAGCAATAGGCTGGGCTGTAGAACACAAAGGTTGTCCATTTGAAACTTGAGACTGTTCATTGAATGCGTTGTTAAATTGATACATTGCATTTATATTGCGCAAAGTCGATAAAGAGTTGCGTAATTGAAGTGCAATCTGTGGGAATTCGGACTCATAAAGGTTATCTTCTATCATCCCTCTTGACAATTGTACCCCTATGCCGTAAAATTGATGAAAATAACTAGTTGTGTATGCTTGTTGGACATTTCCCATCGCCACAGAAGCACCGTCCTGCTTTAATTTTCCAAGTCCCAAGCCTTCCATTTCGACTTCATACTCAACCGCTTTATCGGATTTAAGTATTTTGTAAACAGATTTAAAAAGTTCCGGATATGTATTCCAGTCTCCAAAAACTGCTGCTAATCCGGGCCTCAGCTCGGAAGGTATATTACTGCGAGTAACTAATGCCATTTATATATCTCCTCTATACTAGAGTTCTCATTACTCGGAAGTAATGGTTGTTAATTAATACTTGAACGTTGTTATATAGTTGGCCTGAAACGTTTCTCGAATCAGTGCTCAAAGAGTCGATATAACAATTAAACAAAAATGCGTATGTAGAAGGTGTTATCGGATTAATCACAGGTGCCGTATCAACAACACCGGTTGTGCGCGTTGCGCTCTCCATGTTAATGCTGACGTAAGACTGACCAGTGTTTGTGTTTCCAGCTACAATGCCGCTAGTTGGAGTTGTTGTTTGATACGTTACATAAGCGTATTTTCCACAAGAATTCTCTGTAGCTCCCACATTCCCAGTTACCTGAGCGTTATACAGAACCGTTGGATCAATAATGACATCAGCAACAGCTGGTGCATTTCCAAGTGTTAATGTGTTAGCAGGCCAAAATGGACGACCAGGACTTGCTGGATCTACCGGGCTTACAGCTGTTGGCACTGTATATTGACATCCGTTAAAAACTCCAATTGCTGGTGAATCTGCATAACCAGGAATAGTTTGATCTGTGATAGGCAGCACATTTATTAAATCAAAAAGATTTCTAAGATATCCATTTGCATCTATGTAGACGAGATCGCCTTTAAAAATGTTTTGACCGTATCCAGACTCAATTAAGTAAGTAGCCATTTGGCCATTCCATGAGGAATTGCTCTGCGTTTCAATCGCCTGTAATCCCCACGGTTTATTTTGCCCATAAGACATAATAATTCCCTCAAAAAATAATAAGTTAAGTTGTGTGTTTTCAAGGATTGAACGCCAGGATGGCGCTGCAGCTTACATACCTTTTTGTAAGCTGGAGGACATATAAAAAAAGATACAAGGCTAATGCCAGGATATTTAAATACTAATGTCCATAATATTTAAATATTTAGTCAACAGACCACAAATATTACTTAACTAATATTATAAGTATACTTATTTTTACTTGTCAACATTAATTACGTCCATGTCGCCAAAATTGTCCTAATGGTCCTCGATAAGATTTATCTTCCAAGACCATGTGTTTAGACATTTCTTCATGGCGTCTGTTGTTTTTTAAGAATTCTTCGTTTTCTGCATCATCTAGATATTTCGGGCGTTTCATGAGGATTTGTCCGCCTTTGCGAACATAGTCATTGTTAAAATCTTCACGCTTTCCAAAAAGATCTGTGACATAACGCTGCGATAATTCTGGGTGTTCGCTTTTTTTAACCGGTTCATATCCACGCTCACATGCATTATCTACAGACTCTTGCCAAGGCATATTGGCGGTCATATAAGGCACAAAAGCATATACATGATCAGGATCGCTCTCACGTACAGATTTAGGCACATTAAATCGACTGCCTTGAAAGAAACTAATAGATTGACGTTTTTCTGCATCTCTTTCGCTTCCTTTTTTAGGAAGAGGCCTAGTTGGACGCTTAAAAGTTATAGATTCAAAGGCAGCTTGATCATTAGCAGCTGTATTGGTGTTTTCACTCATTTTTTTATCCCTTCCTACATTCTCACACTAAATCTTGGGTCGTGACCTTGACGGCTATAAAACGCTTTTTTCTCCGCATATTTCTTAATTGCTTCTTCGCTTGATAAAAAGCTTCCATTACCGCTTGGATGAGGAATTTGCAGATTGCGCGCAATCCTGTATTCCGCAGGAGTCAGTGTCATGACAGGTTTAGAATTTGATGATTTAACAGCGTACTGGTCGGCCATTGATGCCCCAGCTCTATTAACGCCGCCTACTTTAGACGCAGGACGTGATTGTTGTTGCATAGCAGGTTCCTCTATATCTTGGGGGGATGTTTGATTTAAGCCATATTGAGCGTTCATGTATTTTTCTAAGGATTCATAATAAGCATCGGTTCCGATCAAATCTGATTGGTTGTTAAACTTAAGGCGCTTATTAAGATCACGAGCCGCTTCATTTATTTCAGTCCACAACTCTTGATCAAATGAAGAAGAATTCTGATCAGCCCAAGGATTTCTTTCTAAGAAATTAAGGGTTGCCTCTGGAATATCTTCAACTTGAGTAGAATGTGATTGAGCATAAGGGGATTGTTGATACTCTTGATCTTCAAAATCTGTATCTACAGATTCCGTATAAGCAGGAGCCGCTTGTTGCTGTTGATATTGATTTTTGTATAAACCAAACGTTGCCTGTTCGCTCTTTACGCGCGCTAGCTCTTGTTGAAGATGAATTTCTTTATCAATGTCACCATCTTCTTTAGCGGCTCGTAATTGATGAACAATTCCTTGTTCTTGAGCGCTGAGACTAGAATTATACAGTTTTTCATTAATTGAATTTTTTGAGTGTAATTCTTTTTCACGTAACGCTAAGATTCTTTCTTTTTCAGCCAATTGAGCTTGAAGCGCTTTATTAGAGTTTGTCAGGTGACTAATACGTTCTTTAAAAGGATTCTTGTTCTTTTGACGCTGTTTATCAAGATTCTGTTTATACGTTAACCCTTCTTCTGTTTTATTGCTTAAAGCAGCAACTTTTTCGTTTTCAGGGTCATTGCGAGGATCACTTTCAGGGGTAGCTGCTTCTGCACTTCCATCGTCATCGATTTCTACAGAAACGTTTTCACCAGACTCTACAGCGGGTTCGTTAAAACTTAAGAGGTTTTCTGACTCATTCATATTTGCCAGCCTTTCCTTGAGTTAATAAATAGTTCAAATCGTCAGGATTAACGGCGGCCAATATGCGATCGTCGTTAATGATGTAACAGTTAAGATTTGGGATATAGCAGTCTTCGCGTTCGTATTTGGAATACCAAACCCATGTTCCTACAGGAACCCGATACGCTTCACCAATCTGAGTAAATGCTAAAGGCCCATGCTTTAAGACAAGACCTATGTTAAAAGCCGCCATTTCGCGTTCTAACACTGAATCTGGAATGGTTAAGCCACCGGGATTTACAATACGCTTTGGACTTCTGATTAAAACACGAAATGCTTTGATTTCTGGATCTACGCCAATTTGTTCACGACAAAAACTTTTTTCTTTATCCATGTGCAGAATCTCCATCCGCAGATACGCCCTTTTTAAAGTTTGCGTAAATTGCATCAAGCTTTGAAACTACTTCGCGAAACGCTGTAATAATTCCAACCGCTCGTTCGTAAGGAATGTCTTTAGATAAAGTTCCCGTAAGAATTGTGTTTTCCCACAGCTTAAGAGAGCTTGATAAAGTATTTTTTAAATATTCGGAAAAGTCTTTTGAATCCATGTTCCACCATATGAATTGTTGTATTATTCATAAAGTATAACTTAATTAATTGCTTTGTCTATATTTGTGAATACTTAACTATACTTAATTAGTTTTATTTGAGATAATGAATATGTCCAATGCCCCACCGCATTGGACAATTACTTACATGTATTTATCTTTGTCTTGCCATTTAGAGGATGTGATTCCACTTTTTGGTGTAACACCATGACGAAGTTTTCCTACACCGCCATGAGCCATTCCAGGAACCTTAGATTGACGTCTCTCTTTAGCTCCAGCTACGGATTTTTGTTCTTTACCAGTCAACATACGGCCCACGTTTTGAAAATTATGACGTGTTGCCACATTTCCTTTAACGCGTCTTCCAGATCCTATTTTAAGGCTGCCTATATGACCGCCCACTGACTTGCATTGAGCTTTTCCACCTTTTTTCATAGCGGGAGCTGGCATAGGCGCATATGTTTGAGCACGAGCTGGCATGCGATTGCGTCCTCTTTGCATTGGGCGCTGCTGAGGCATTCCTTCTTGTGGCATCACAGCTGGATACATCATGTTTGGAGCGCCTCTTCCATAAGCCATTCCACCATTAGCCATTTTATTATCTTTACGAGCAGACTCTTTCAAATAACGACCAGCTGGTTTAATTACTTCTTTGTTAATATCATGGCCAATTTCTCTAGCCATATTCTTAGCTGTAGCAGCAGCTTTACGCGTTGGATGCGCTACATGCTCTTGAAATCCAGCTCTTGAAGGGTTTTTGATTTTTTCGTTAAATCCACGACGAGATTTATCAATTACATCTGTCTTTATTTTACGACCAATGCTTTCAAATCCTTCTTTTTCTTTGCGACCAAAATCTTTAAATCCTTCACGTGTTTTACGTGCAGCATTTGAAATATCATGACGCATTGCATGCCCTAATTTTTTTAATGCACCACCTGTTGCAAATTTAGGAATAGATCCCCCTGTTGCTCGTTTAATAGGGGTCTGATTGGTCATACGACCATTCCCACATAGGCCTAATTTTGAAGCTACTTCTCGGCGGTATTCGCCGTGCTCTATTTTATCGATACTCATTTTTAATCCTTATAAGTTTAGTTTAAGTAAAAGTCATGACAATTACATTATACATAAAGATTAATACTTAAGGAATATTTATGTTGACAAACCTAAAGGTGACACATTAGTTTTTGCTAAGTGGCTGAGTTTCTCTTGCTCTAACTTCCCTTGATCGCGCGTTATCTCGTTAGTTAAACGTTGACTTTTTTCCATAAGATCTGCTGCTAACTTTGTCTGATCAAGATCTAATCGACTTTGATCAATACTAATTTTATTCTCTGTCTCAGCGCTTTTAATTTGATCTTCTATTTGAGATTTTGAAAACTTAATTTGTAATTCAGCTTCTTTTAAAGGTAGTTCTGCATCAAACTTATATTTATCAAGTTCTAATTTTTGTTGTTCTAACATCAATTGAAGTTTTTTGTTTTCAGCTTCAAGTTGTGCTCTCATTTCAATAACGCGAACTTCTTCCATAGAAGCTTGCGCTTCTGTCAATGCTGCCTGCGCTTGCACTGTCATTGGATCAGGCGCTGCTTGTTGCTGCTGTTGTTGTTGCATTGCCATTTGCGCTGCTGCAACAGATATTTGGTTTTGAACATCCATTGGAACTTCAGCTGGATCTTCTGGCATATGCATACCAGTAATAGCTTGGAAATTAATAAGTAATTTTAATGCCTCATGTTCTCGTATATGCGCTTGTATAGCCGCTATGATCTCAGGGTCTTGTTGAGCGCTTGGATTGTTAAGAAGGGCGCCATGCCCCATAATATGCGCATCTTGCTCCTGCTCAATACCAGCAACTACTGGAATCTTATTTAAGAAATTTTGATTCTCTGTCACAAGATCTAAAGGAACAGGCTCTTCTTCTTCCTCTTCATCTGGCAATAGTTTAGATATCTCTTCGGGGCTTATTCCAAGATTTTTATAAAATAGCTCGTTGGCATATTTTAAATCATGTATATCGGGATCTTGACGAGCATTGTTAAGAATGACTTCTGCCCGCATAAAACGATACATAGAATTTTGAAGAGACGGATCATTTGACGGAACAATTTGTACATGTTCCTCAAAATCAGAACGCATAATAACATGTTTGCCACCTGGGACTAAAAATGGATAAGGCTGACCTTCTGGTAACCATTCTGCAAAACGATCTTTAAATAACCCTAACATCAGTTCAAAAGATTTGTGATACCCTTGAATTACAAAGTTTGGCACACGTTGATAATTCTCAAGCATTGCCAATACCGATGCAGCAGGTGCTCGAGGAGCCATTTCAGAAATAGCATCATTAATAATTGCTGAAGGTTTTCTAATGTTATCTTCTATTTGATTTTTTAAATCATTTAATGCACCACTAGGCTCTTTATAAGGAAGCGGCATAATAGCCTGATCTAGGGAAATTCCACCCGTTTGCAATTTAACAAACTGACCAGGGGCTGGCCTAATATCATTCTCCTCTAATGTTAAACCAGCAGCATACACACCACCTGGGAAATTAGAGTACATACCAGCCATAATCAGCTGACGCATGATAGTAGAAGCGGTTTGAGCTGATTGTGCCGCATATTGGTTTAAGCCATACCCCTCACCATCAAGAGCAGGCAATAACGACCAATTAATAAAATACTCACGGTTTTTCTTGAGATAGTCTTCTTTTTTCCAATTTCGTTGAATACGCAAAATTTTAGCAGAGTGAGCATCTAAAGTAATAATGTAGGGCAGAGGAATCTCTATATCTTTAGCAGAGGGATCTTCTTTGATTCTGTACTCCACATGACATTCATAAATCTCATAAAAATCTGGAGTATTTCCACCACCACTGCGCTCATACCCAATAATATCATCCAATTCCTCTTGAATTACATTATCGGTCCCATCTAAAGAAGTGGGCATAATTTCAATGTCACGATACTCTCTAAGAATCTTGCGAAGTTCAAACTCCCTTTTATCCATGCGATGAACTTGAGTTTTACGCGATGCGCACAAATGTGAAGAAAGATCTCTGTTTACAATGAAATCTTCAGGCTTGATCATCCTGTGAGTCGGTCTACCCAACACTGGATCAATAAATACTTTGCTATAAATAGAATCGAATATAGACCATGCAACTGTTCTTTTGAGTTCCTTTTCAAACCCTTTATCAATTTGATACAAGAAGAAATTAAAGAACGCAGTAATTCTGTAGGAAAGATTTTTTAATTTTTCATCTTCTTCTCCCAAAATAACTGCATCAACTGCTCCTTTGGATGGAAAAATTGCCCCCATAACAGTTGCTATATAATGCAGCCATGTCTCAAACAAAGCTGTAGAGTTTGCCTCTGGTATACCATCAGCGTTTTCAGCACCAGATGTGGCAGACTTAATTCCCAAAAGATTAATAAGATTAGCAATGTTTTGAAAATACGGCGCTTGGCTTTCTTTATCTTCTTCAATAGACTGCCTTAAAGAATTTCCAATCTGTAACAAAACAGATTCATCCAAAATCTCTGCTAAGTTTTGATCATGGTCATCTTCATCTAAAGTTCGTTGAACTGGATAGGAATCCCCATCAATAGCAATAGAGCCATCAGGAAACTTTTTAATACCATTCTCTTCAAGGCCTTCCTCGGGAACGTCATCAGCACTAAATCCTTTAGCTTGATAGTTCTCATCGTAGTCAGAAGCTTCTTGTTCTTCGGTATTTTGATTACCCTCTTCTAACTCCGATTTGTTTTTCATCACTATCCATCCATTTACATGCCTCTAGGGCCTTGAAAATTGTTGACCCTAAAATTCTTAAAGTTATAGGGCTGTACTTCAGGAATATGATCGCCGCGATTAAATAGTTCACCAAGTTCTCGCAAGTAAATAAACGCCTGAGACATACTGTCTATTGTATCATTACTTTTTGAATTCGGAAACAATTCGCAATCTTCAAGTAATAACTTACCGTATTCTTCAACAATATTTGAGTCTGGTTTTGTAGGAAGCCAAACAAGACCCGATTCAATAACTGAAGCAATACGTCTGGCTCTGGCTTCTTTATCTCCATATCGACGTGGATAAAAATGATGAATAGGTAAATTCATTCGACTTAACTCTTGAGCCAAGCTAAATCCATTTACTTGTGATTCTATAAGGATTTTGTCGACTGATTTTGAAGTATCCCCATAAGTAAGCGGACTGTCTAAATTGGTATCAAGATAATTATTGGCTAGTCTTAAAGCCATTTCGCGTAATTCTGGGTATTCAACCTGCCCCTTATATACGGACAACAACATTAAATTATTGTGGCCCTTTAGATCTTTAAATAAACCCCATGTTGTACAAGCGCTATAACAAATACCCTCTTTGTAATTTTGATCACCAGGACGTTTACCAACTAATGCTGTATCCCAGCTTTGTAAAATATAATTAAAAGAAGGATATTTAAGATCTTCCCAATACTTAAACCACTCTGTTTTAAGAATCCCTCCGCCTGCTGGTGAAGGACGTTGTTGCATTTGCCCTGCTTCGCGATAAGAATCATTGCGAAAGTCTTTTTGAACAATTTCTTTGTAACGTTCTTCAGATATTCCTTGGGGCCACAATAAGTCTCCCTCTTTTTCTCTGGGGTCTTCCCATACCTCTCCATCAACCATAGGCAAAGGAATAGTCATGCATTTATACGATGCTTCGTATTTCATCGGCAGACGCAAATGAATCCATCTGTCATCACTTTTGCTTAAGATGTTTCCACTTACATCACGTTCATGCACACGCTGTTGAATAACCAATCTTCTAAATTGATCGATAGTTCCGGCATACCTTGTTGACATAACAAAATCGTGCCAATCATTAGTTCCTTCTCGAATTAAAGCTGATTCTGCTTCCAAAACATTGTTGGGGTCATCACATATCTCAAAATGCCCCCCATGGCCAGTGTTTGACCCCCCAACTGATGAAGCAATACGATATCCGCCATTAGTATTATCAAATCTAAGTTTGTTATTAACATCTGCCATTAATTGGACAGAGCTACCCCAAAGAGATTGATACCAATCTGATTGAATAAGACGACGACATTTAATGCTATCTCGAATAGAGAGAGAGCTAGCGTATGCTGAGTACAAAAAACTTAAATGAGGATCGTTAGCCCATATCCACGCAGTAAATGCTACACAACATATATTTGATTTACCTATGCGAGGTGGGCAATTAATAATTAACCTTGTGATCTCAAGGTAATAAAGCGCTTCTAAATGCTCACAGATAGCCTCAGCATGCCAACCCGGTATAAATTGCTGTCCAGGCTCTATAATCGGCCATGCACGCTCTAAAAAGTAATAGAAAGAGTTTTCACATAAAGCTTTTTCTTCTAGCTGTTCATCTGTTAATCTATCACCAAGTAATGCATCAATACGTGCATCAAGATTATTTATTGTTTTAAATATAACTTTATTCATTCTGCTATATTAGCAGTAATTTTAATTATTAATAAGTAAATGGTGATGTGTTTATTAAAAAAGGGAAATAATTAATGAGTGAAGAAGGATTGATTATTAAAGACTACAGATATCCCAAAATTTGGGTAAGCGAATTAAAGGATATTCAAAAAACATTAAGGTTTTACTGTCTTGAAATGACAGATGTTATTGATAGTGCCCCCAAAAAAAGAGGTGACATAATTAAAAACAAAGATAAATTATCCGCCGAACAAAAGTTAGATACTCTAAAAAAATTTATAAATGAGTACATGTGGTCAGGTGACGGATCGTGCCTACATCAAAGAATGGAATCTATATTGCTGCGTATGGAGGAAGAAAATGAATAATGATGTCGGTGACATATTAAAGAAAAACACACTCAAGTAAATAAAATAGGGCCGCTGTATAAGCAGCCCTATAAGACGTTACTACTACGCATAGTAACAAATCACAGATAGTAACAAAACAAAGAAAGAAGATTTCAAACCTTTTTCACGTTAATTATGACATTATTTGTATTGGTAAGCAATAATAGAATCGTTTATATACAAAGCCTTTAAATACTCTGCTACTGTTTCATCACTCATCCTCGATTACCCATTTCTTGTGTCAACGCTATAAATTCATCCTGTAATCGTTCATATAGTATTTCATATTCATTTATGATTTGGGCATATATTGATAAGGTCTTGAATAAATCCTTATGCGCTATAGAATCTAGTGCTTGCGCTTTCAGCTGTATGATTTTTTCAATGCTCACTATAGAATCACTTTCATCACTCATCATCTTCACCAAAAAAAAGTTCTTCAAAAAATTCTACATTATCATTATAATCTTTTGTTAATAATGACCTGGCATTGTCAGCTATTTCTGCCTTGTTTTTTCCTTTTATCTCCCCAGCTTTAGCTGAGGCAACTATAACTGTAATCATAAGGTCACTTAATAAAGCAAAGGTCTCGCCAACCGAAATCGTCTCATCCTTCAAAAGATCAACAATTTTGTTTTGGATTTTTAAATAATTTTCGCATTTTTCTTCGTCCGTCATTAAAACCTTACTTTTTTGATATACAAGAATAAAAGCTTAGCCCAACATCAATTTGTTTTGAATAGCTTATTATTTTTTGTTAGCCAATTCATGAGCCTTTTCAATGACCACTTTCCAAAAGTGACGCACATCCAATGAATCGATGGGGGCTGGATTCTTATTCACCGCATAGTGTTCCCATACACGTTTTATGATAGGATCTTCTTCAGCTAATAACTCAGCAGCTGTTTTGAATATAGAATTGTTATTTGTTTGCGTCATTTTTATCCAGCCCATAAAATTTGTCTTTAAAATCTAAAAACTGTTCTTTTGCTTTTTCATCTTCATAAAAGTTAAAAAAGAGTCCATGTTTTAGGGATTGTTCAAGCACATCCAACTCATGCTTAATCGCTAAATCAACCCGACACATAGCCCCCACATCAAGCGCCCCTTTCTCAAGGCCGCTTAAACAAAGATTAAGCTCTCTATCAACAGGAGTGACAAAAGGAAAGTAATGATGTGGCTTTTTTTGAAATTCAGGATCGCCTAAGTTGATATGAATTCTTGGTTGCAATTTATACAAGAGAGAATTTAAAAACCGCACAATCTTTTTGACAATTTTTGATTTGAGATTCACCCTAAATCATCTCCAATGCTTTCATGTATTCATCAATCAATTCCTGGTGTTGTGAAAACTCACCATTCTTAAGCTTCCTCAGGCGAACTATCTCTTTAATGATAGAAATATCAAACCCGTCTTGTTTTGCTTGCATAAGCACTGTTTTAGCTTCATCTGCTAATACTTCCTTATGCTCGTTGATACTTTCTAGTCCGTTGATAATGTCTGTTAATTTTTTCTTATCTACCATGTCTACTCTCCCTTAATATTAGCCATAGCACGATCAGCCCGCTTGCGACGATGAGCTAATATCTTTTCACCTTGCTCACGTGAATCAATATCTAAATCTTCATTTACAATAAAACGGTAATTATATTCAGCTATTTCAAAAAATTCTTCTAACTCAGAACCATTTAAAAAACCCTCTCCAGGCCTACAACGACTAGCTTTATCTTTATCAAAAATTATATCGCCAGCTAATTCACAAGCTAACTTTAGAGCTTCCAAACGAACAAAAATGTTTTCATCACATGCAGTATCTTTACTATTTACAGACTTCATCTATTTGCCAAAACAAGTATAATGATTGATTTTTACTTAATAAAAACTTTAAGTCAATAATTATCGTATTCTGTATTATTTTGAATCAAGGCATAATCAGGTGTTGGCGGCAGATCATAATAAAGATTAAGCAGAGATCGAAGCACAGATAGAGTAGCTTCGCTTTTCTCATCGTCGTATATCTTGATTAAGATTCGTATAGCCATCAGTAATTCATGCTTTTTCATTTTCATACCTAGATAACCTTAATGTTTTGTTGCTGTGCGTGAATTGATAAAACAAGCTTGGGTGTCGTTAAAAAGATCGTCAAAAGCTTTCCTTACCTCTTGAACTTCAACAACCCCCTCGCTGGACTCAAGCAACATTCTATAAGCCGCAGCTGCAATTATTGCCAAATCCCAACACGTAATTTTGTCCCCTTCCCCTACACTTTCAACCCAACAACCCTCTTCACTTCTTGTTGTGATCAAAAACTGCGTAAGGGGAGTCTTCTCTTTTTCTTTCATCACGATCCTTCAATGTTATATTGTTCTTAATTTTAAAAATTCAAGCAAGCTATTATTTTCCAGCTGTCGTCAAACGTTGTTCAATAGCCGCTAGCTTCTCTTCCATTACAGCCAATTGCATAAATTCACGCTTAACACTCAAGCACCTCAAGTAATTATTAGCAGCCTCTGGTGATATTTCCCCTTCTGCCATATGCCCTATTACCTTATCCATTGACTCAGATAGCTCAGCAGCTGTTGATGTGCGTATCTTCCCTATAGCTTCTAAACCATGCTCTGCAATGCCAGGCATCAGATATTTGAAAAGAATACTAATTGCTTGAAGCTCTCCTTCTGATGACTTAGTCAAAAGTTTCTCTATTGTTTGTTCAAACTTCTTAAAGTTCTCTGGATTTTCTAAAATGATTGAGTCAAGCATCTTCTTGAATGGATTCCTCACATTCCTTGTGGCTTTGTGTCCAGGCAAGAACTTACCCTTTTCATCACGTTGAGGACCCTCAGGAACTGACACCGCTTCATCCAACAAAACGGGTTCTTTTATCTGGGTTTGATAGGATTCTGTCCACACAGCTTCTTTAAGTTTCTTTTTTTCTTTCCATTTAGCCATATACAGACGTTGCTTTTCCTTTTTGATTGCTTCTTCTTTAGTTGTAATTTTCTTATTTGTACTTCCCTTTGGTCTACCCATTTTAAATCCTTAATTTTTTTTATTTTCTTTTTATTTAAAAATAAATTAATATAAAAAGCAATATAATAAACGTTTAAGTAGTAATGGCAATTTTTTCTAAAAAATCTTTGGTTGATGATCTTCCTACTCATGAAGAGTTGGTAGAGCAGATTATTGAGCACATGAAAGCAAACAATCCAAAGTGGAAATGCTTTGTTTTTCCCAAGCAGCAACATTTACATGATCTTTTATTAATCCGTACTTTCAAAAAAAAGGTAAGCAGGTCTCTTAACCTTGCCTCTCCTAACCCCATTTCTCATGAAAAGGAAGAATACCTACAGGTTGTCTTGCCAATTACTATAGATATTGAAAACATCATTGATGATGATGCGTTGATCGAAAACTTTAAAGACTGGGCATATGCGCCACTTATCGTTAAAGATCTTAGAGACTTTATACGAAGATTTACACAAATAGAAAAGGAAAATGCTTAATTAATATGGAGGGGTAACTCCCCTCTTTAAATTATCATTTTTTCAAATCATCCAATGAGCAAAAACGTTTGCGCTCGGAACGAATGTCAAACATAAGTTTTGCCATGCAAAACCCTAAGGTTCCTGAAACCATTATATTGGATAGAATTCTTAACAGAAAAGCCAAAGGAAACTCTTTGTAAAATTCGTTAGCCAGATGAAGAAATAAAGTTGTGATAGTTATTGCCATCAAACAATAATGCATTCGAATTACGGACTTACAAATCTTTCTTGCTTATTTTTCTAAAGTATCCAACTCTAATTTCTTTCTTCTGATAGCGCTATCCAGAATGAGTATTTCTTTAGACTTAAGCATTCCACCTGTTTTTAAATCATCTTTGCTCATTTAATCCCTCAATAAGTTTATTTAACGTTTCTTCAATGTCATTAAGCCTGCGTTCTAATCCTGGTATCTTTACCACCAGCTCTTGCACCTGCGCCTCACTTATTGTTTTCTCTCTATGTGTATATGTCGGACAAACGATACCTATTAGAGAATCTGATTCAGGTGTATTCTTTGAATCTTTGCGCAAGATTTTAACTTTATCTAAAAAACTCATTAATTATAACCCCTTAATCCATTCTTCCATTTTGGCGTATTGAGGATTACTTAGAAACCCTCCACTGTCTATAGATGTTTGAATTCTTTTTGCTCTCTCAGGATCAACTCGAACAGCTTCTTCTTTTTTCATTTCCCACAAGGTGAACACAGGATGATTGCTAGATGCCAATTTAAGAGCAGGCGGCGGCGTAACCTTCGTTACTTTAGGGGCCGGAGGTGGGGTAACTTTTGTTACTTTAGGAGCAGGTTCTGCTTCTATGGTAGTGGAAAAGTTTACATCTGGGGCACTTCCGTACGCATCATCATCCATTTCTGGCGCTAATCCTAATATTGTAAGCAAGCCATATCGTTGAGCAAAAGTCTTTGCAGAGCCATAGCCTTGCATTATGTTGTTTTCACTAACCTTTTCTTTGCTAGATGAATAATCAAGAGACACAGACTTTATGCGAACTGTTAAGGGATCTTCACTAGACATAAACTCACCTGTTGGCACATGAATAAGCTTTGTGATGAGCTTACCAAAATACACAACGTTATCATGAATGTATGGCTGATCAAAAACTACAGTTTGTGTGGTGTATAAAATTTCATGTTTAGCGAGGACAGGCGAGACAATGCTTAAGATCTCAGGCAAATCTGGATAAGAATACTTTGTTTTTCCAAACTCAACTTTTTTGTTTTTCTTAATAGACGGGATAAGAGCTTTTGCTTGTAACAAAGCACCATGCACATAAACATTCACCGAGTTTTGTCTATACACATAAGGATCCGAAATACTAGCTTCCTTAGCCTCCTTTATTTTGGTATCGATATCACTCATTTCCTATTTCCTCATCTATCTTTTTGTATGTTGAAAAAGATTTATTTTCGGTCATGCTATGCAAAACACATGTTAGGTTTTCTATGGCTACGCGAATTTTATACAATTCAACGCCAATATGGTGCTCTAAAATGTAATCAGTATCTGGTCTGTCGTTATAATTTGTCATTTTTAATTTTCCTTTGGTAAAGTTTCAAATCTCATCTCCAGTTGCTGATACTTTTTTTTAGGGGCATCTACTGGAATATCCCCCTCTAAAGCACGAACAATTGTACATGAAAAACTGTGCAAAGCTCGTAAATCCTTTAAAATTGTATCAGGATATTTCTTTTGATCAATGATCATGGAAATTGCATGTCTTTTTAAAAAGTATTTATTAAAAAGCTTTAATGATCGTATGAGATGCCTGTTACTTTCCTGGATTTCAGTAAGAAGATGTTTATCAACCAGATTCACGATGGAATTCCTATTTGTAGATGCCCTAGTTGATATTGGCGCAAAACATAAAGAGACATTGTAATAAGCATGCCAGTAAAGACAACCTTGAACCAATCTTGTAGTTTTGCCATTTTCTGTTGTCTTACTAGTATTTTGTGTTGTTCAGCTCTTATTCTTCTATCTCGACGTATTTGATTAGCTAGGGAGTAATGACCCAGGGTTGACGGTTTTAACACTATTTTATTAATAACCATGATAATAAGCTCCTGTATTGATTTGATGGGTTAATTCTTTGAGTTCGCCCTCCAAAATTTCATTAATTTGATTGGCCTCTCTCAATAAAATACTTAAATCTTCTCCCGCATAATTCTCTGTATTGTTAAAGTATACATCACCATCTAGCGATAATCTTGTATATTCATGCATTACATCAGAAATATATACGCGCAGTTCCTCTAAAGATTTACTTTTGTCCAAAGCGTTTCTAATTAAAGCAGCTGTT